GCAACACCAAGTCCATGCCCAATCGTTGCCGCTGAACCTGTACCTGTATAAGTCACCACGCTAAAGCCAGCAGTTGCATTTGCTCTTACTTGTGATGAGATTGTCCCGCTGGTGTTGGTTACAGTTGAGCCGCCAGCGTTCCAAACATAATCAACATAGGTGTAAGTTGACCCGTTTGAGCCTGTGTTTGTGCCAAGCGTGTATCCATTTGAGTCAAATGATGTATACAGCGCAGGGGATGGTGTTTGCTCTGCCGCCGTTGTGTCTGTGCTAAGAGTCTTTGAAACACCGCGAACAGCGTCTGCCCAATACCAGTTGTAAGCAGTGTTTCTCAGCTTTGTAAGGATTGAATCTGGCTGAAAAGACAAGGATGAAACGCTTACTGCGGAGCCTGTTCCATTGCGTGTGACAACATCAAAATACGCATTACCCTCCACAATAGTAGGCGTAGGCAGATTCTGCGTGTTCAGCGCTTTGAAGCCTGTGGGTGGGGTGTAGGCGAATGGGCGCTGGCCGAAGTTGACTGCCCATGTGTCGGTAGTTGTGTAACCACCAACCCAAGGAGTGTGGTCTGCGTTATTCAGACCAGTTACCGTGTAGCCCAAAGTCCCATTCTTGTAAATTGCAAGAGTATTATTTGCTCTATCAAAAGCAAAACCAATTACATCATTGTTTGTGAATGTCGAAAAAACAGTTCCTAAACTTGTGCCATATTTAAGAACAAGTCCATCACCACGCACATAAACACGATTGGCGTTTACATCAGAAGATGCACCAGTAAGAATAACGCCAGCGTAACAGTTTGATGAACCAGAGTTGGTTAGTTGCGTTGATTCCCAATAAAAAGCTCCGCTAGAAATTGAAATTGTTGCGGCTACTCCTTTATCTGTGGTGGTCAGACCTGCAAATTTCAAGTTTCCATCTGTAATTGTTCCATTCGCAAACGGAACCCCAATCGGATTCAGAACAGCATAATTCCCCCGCCCATTCCCGCCATCAGCCCACTGCGTAGGCACATCAAGCATGCTGTCGTAGGTCACACCACTGGTCACGCTGATGTTGTTGGGTGTCCAGTTGTTGCCGTTGCCAGAGTAGTCCTTGCCAATGGTGGCTGCGGTGTTGTTGCTGTTGTCTGAGAAGTTCAGATAAAAGCCGTTTGTGCCGTATGTGCCAGCATACTTCTTAGGTTGCCATACGCCAGTGACTGAATTGGTTTCACCGAAGCTGCTTGGCGTCAGGGCTTGTCCGTCAATCAGGTTGATCTCGGTCAGATACCCGTCGAACGATCTGCCAACAGATGTGTGGCGACCAATGTTGATCGCTTCAGTGCCAGACAAGATTGCCCAGTTCGTATTCTGCACAACGCTAGTGACCGCGATCTGCACACCGTTGACGTAGATGGTCAGGTTGTTTGACGCGAGAGTCGAGTTGTATGACAGAACAATGTGATACCAAGCAGACGGATCTCGGAAGACTTGAGTGGTCGAATACCCAGCCCATGAGTACTGCCCAAGAGAAAGGTTGTCCGATGTAGTGAAGTACATCGTGAAGTGACCGCTGTCTGTCGTTGCAGATATGCCCGTCTGTATAAGGTACTGACTGTTCCCAGTTGCCGAAGTCAGACCACCACGCTTGACCCACATGGACAGCGTGCCAATCTTGGCGTTGGTGGCAGTCGCTCCTATTGTCCTGCTGAAATACCCAGTTGCACTATTACGCAGACGCACACTGCGGCTGATTTGATAAGCCCCACCAGAAGGAGTAAAGAGTTCTTTTTTAGCTGATAACATTATGCGAATGCCTGTGCTGCTGTGCCATACCAGTTTGTACCGTCAGAGAAAAATGTCAAAATATCCCATCTACTAGCTGTAGTGGTGAGGGTAGGGGCAGTGCCGTTAATGTACTTGACTCCTGTAAATGTACCTGTAAAGCTACCAGCACCTGTAGACACAATGAGGATGAATGATTTACCAGCAGTGGCTGTAGGCATAGTGAAGGTGCAATTGCCTGTCATTGTCACTGTTTGCACAGTGCCATTTGTCAGATCAATCGTCTTTGATGTACCTGAGTTGCCAATTGCAACAACTCCCTCTGTGTAGTTGTTTACAGTTGGATTTGTAAACGTCTTAGCTGACAATGTCTGCGTATCAGTTGTTCCAACAACAGTGCCACTTGGCGCAGTCTTTCCAGCCCATGTATCTAGATCAGCGTCCCATGCTTGAACATTTGATCCAATTGCAAGGCCAAGGTTTGTCCTGACAGTTGCCGCAGATGCAGTCAACTCAGACAGGTTATTTGCAGTCAGCAGATACGCGGCACCAGACACATAAGCGGCCACCCATGCGCTACCTGTATATAGTCGCATCTCAGGCACCACGGTGTTGTAGTACAAAGAGCCAGCAAGCAAAGCATTGCCGTCGTTGTCTAGAGCTGGGTTGCTTGATTTAGCACCCAGATAGCGATCATCAAAACTATCGTATGCCGCCAAGGTTGCATCCCTTGCAGCTTCAGCAGCTGTCTGTGCGGCTTGTGCTGCCGTCGCATTACCCGCAGCTCCTTGGATGGCCACAATGTTGGTTGCATTCGTGTTGACCGATGCAATGTTTGTGGCCACAGTTGTGACGTTTGCTGAGTTACCTGCCACGGTGGTGACGTTTGATGAGATGCCTGCAACAGTTGTGACGTTTGCAGATATGCCAGCAACGGTTACGACCTCGGTGTCAATGGCCGCCACCGCAACAATCTCATCTGCAATATTTGCAATAGCCGCAACCTCAACAGCGGTGTCTCCGGGCTGTGGATCACCGTTGGCATCAAAGGCCAAATACTTATTGGCACGGTCTGCTGCCCTTGGCAAGGTCATGTTGATGGTGGTCGGGTCAGTCTGTGGTGCTGTCAATGCACGCTGGATGCCTTCAGCATTTTGCTGGGCAAAGATGGTCTGCTGATCCAGCTCGTCGTTCAGCGTGTTGGCGAAGAAGTCGCCACCCGTGGTGAAGTCAGTAGCACGCGCAATGGTGCGGTTGCCAACAATGGCGTACTGGGTTGGGCTGACTGGAGACAAGGCCAAGCCAGCAGCTGTGATGGTCACCGAGCCCGTGCCATTGGCAGCAATGCTCACCGTGTAGTGGGTGGTCAACGTCAGCAGCGTGTCGTTTTTGAAGACAGCAATGTCGGTGTTGGCCAAGATCTCAAAGGTGAAGGCGTAGGGGCCAGCGCCGCCAGCGCCACTTGGCGCATAGACGACTCGGCGAGTTACGTTACTAATGGGCACTGGCATGATGCAATCCTTCCTGTTGGAAATTGTACTTTTTTAATCTGCTTTAGTCCACGGACAAAGGCTCACGCTTGATTCGCTGATACTGCTGCAAGGCAAGCACATTGTTTCGGGCAATTTGCGCAGCCGCATCTGGATACTTTGCTGCAAACGCAGGGTTGGCCACAGCTGCGTCCCGGTAGTCGCTGACAATGGTAGACAGCTTTCCGGCAATTCCCTCATACGCCTTACGATTCATTTGATCGGCAAACTCAGGATCAACCAAGGCCTCGGCAAACGCGCCTTTCATAGTGGTGCCTTTGATGATTGTGTTGTTCATCAACAGCAGCATGTCTGAATACTCAGCATCACTCAGCTGAATGTTGGCCACTACCTTGCCGGGCTTGTTGACAGGCATCTTCTGGCGAGCTCTAGCAATCTCAAGAATTTTGCTGTCAATCGGATCAAGATCTCGAACCTTCTTATTGAATGGAATCACCAAGTTCATCGCCCCAGTCTCACCAACCGTTATTTCGTCCCCGTACAAGTTGCGCTCAACCGCTTGGCTGCCTGAAAAGAATGGCATCTTTGACACCCAGCTGCGGAACATGAAGTCAATGTATTTGGTTTCAGCTGGCAGGGTCGGGTCTGGTGACACCGAGCGCTTTTCTGGGTCAAGAATGTTTTCAATCAAGCGCAAGCTGGCTGCACCCGGCACCGGCACCGGCACCACACCCCCAGCAAAACTTTGACTCATGCTGCCAAAAAACTTGACCGCTGCCGCATTGGCTGACTCACCTTTTGGATCACGACTGACATGCTCAATCATGGTGGTGAAGTCTGACAAGCTATTTAAAAATGGCAGCTCGCCAATGTATTTGAACGGCAGCAAAGTCGAATACAGCAGCAGGTCGTGCCACTCATCATCATCCTCCTTGCCGTACACAGCGCCAATCTCTGCCAGTGTTGCGGCCATGCCCAGCATGCCGCCAATCGGCTCAAGACCTGCATAGCTGCGGTAGACAGCACGGCCATTTTCGTCCTCGCCTGTCTTGATTGAAAACGGTTGCCATCCAGTGTTTTCGCTCAAGAACTTACGGCGGTTTGGATCTGTCGGGCCAGCGCCAGTAATTGTCCCATTCAGCGCCAAGTAGTAGCCCAAGCCCATAAACGACGCACCCATGCTGGCTTTGCCCAGCGCCATCTGACGGCGAGCGCCACCAGCAGCGATGTCTTCGCGGATCTCCTTGAGTGCCAGCTGGCCAACCGGCGTGCGTGCTAGCATCTGCTTTTGCGAGTTGATCACTACCTTGATGAACGGGGCCAACACTGTGCCAACTGGGCCAGCATCATTGCGGAATTTTTGCAACGCTTGACCAAAAGAACCTAAGTCAGACTGCAGTGTTCCCTCGGTTGCGGCTTGGTTGACTTTTTCCATGATGCGCGGATCAGGGCTTGTGATCTGCATGGCCATGCCATCCAGCGCAGCGTTTACATCCACGCCGTTGTCCATGGCAATCAATGCCTCGCGAGCTGCCTGCCTACGAATCTCCATGGTAGAGAGCTGCGCTTTGCTGAACTCATCAGCGGCCAACATTGCGCGTGACCACAACCGCACAGCTTTGCCCATAAAGTCCACCGCCTGTGCTGTGGGGCTCTCTGGATCAGCAAACAGCTTGGCAGAGATGGCAGGGTCTGGCATCTTGTCCATGTCGCGGCCAGCTTTGTAGACTCTAGTGTCAGTTGCAAACGCTTGCCCTGCTGCCTTTGCGGCTTTTGGCAAACTGGTGAAGAAGTTGGCCATTTCAATGATGGCCTCGCTGACCATAACTTCATCGCTGCTCTTGCTGCCAAAGATGGGGGTAATCACCTTGTCCATTGTTTTGCCAGCGGTGGCCGCAAAGATAGTGTCAAACGGTCTAGCCAACGTCATCACAATGTTGCCAAAGAGTGCGCGTTCAATCGGAGCAGGCGACAACAATAAAGATGAGTAATACAGTTCTTGCCAGATCTCTCCCAGCTTTTTACTGGTACCGCCAGCCAACTCTGTAAATCTAGCTTGCTGATCCATTGACAGCTTGCTGTATGAATCGGCCAAGTTCTTGAGGTTGGCGCGGCCACCCATCTCTTGCAACAGAATGTTGATCTGGTTGGGGTCGGACAAGCCAGTGCTGCCATCAACCGGCAGCCTAAAAGAACGCAGAGCTCTAGCTGTTTCAGTTTGCGCTGCTTTGAGCCGCATCTGGATGGCCGCGTGGGTAGCCAATGAGTTGCGGAACTCAAGCAGCAGCTTGTCATCCTCGGTACCAGCAGGCATTGTTTTAATCTTGTCAGACAGTTTGCCTAAGTTGTCAGCAGACTTGACCAGCAAATGGCGTGCGGCCAGCAGCTGCTCTGCGTTGAAGGTTGCGCCAGACCGAGCCTGCAACAACTCAGGCGCAATGTTCAAGCGAGCGGCCATGTCTTTGAGCGCCTCATCTCCAAGCACGCCACGCTTCTCTGCGTCAATCTGTTTGGCAAACACCCTACTAGTGGCATCGATCATCTTGTCGATGTCTTCCGGCGCTTGGATGTTGTTTAGGTTGAAGTCAATTCCAATGGCTGGCGTGTCGGCACCAGACAGGAACTTGATCGTTTGCGCTTCGCTTGCCGGAACAATAAACACGCCGGGCACGGCTTCATCCACCAGCTGGGGCTGTGCAGCAGCTTGGATTGCTGCTTGCATTTGCTCTGGAGTCGCAGGCGGCAAAGGCTGCACTGCTGGCGCTTGAGCTGCTGGCGGGGGCTTGGGAGCAAGAACCTTTTTGATTTTCTGCACAGCGCCCGGCACAGATTCTTTTTGCACCTTGGTGGCCGCGTCGGTAACCGTTTTCTGTGCAGCCTCAAAAACAGCCTGCTCTGCTGGGTTTGGCGCAAGCTGTTTGGCTGGCTTGACAGACTGTTTGAGCACCTTAAAAACATTACCAAGGCCAGCCACCTGCACCGGCTCTTCTACAGGCGCTTCTTCTGGCAGTAAGGGCAAAGGCACTTGAGCTGGCATGCCGACATCTTTGTCGGCAATCATGTCGCTTAACCGAGTTTCAAGTGGTTGTATGGCCATTATTTTTGCTCCTTGTCCTGCATTGTCGCAGCACCAATCGGAGCCGCTGGCATGATCGCAAACATTTCCTTGCCAAATTTATCAAACAGTCCTTTGCGCTCTTCAGGCGTTGAGTATTCGTGAATCTCGGTGATGCCAGCCTTCTTCAACACATCACGCGCTTTCTGTGGTGTGTCCTTTGGAATTATTGCGCCCTTGAACTCTTCAAGCGACACAGCTCGCTGCGGCTTCATCTCAAAGTATTCTGTCGGCAGTTCTTGGATCTTGTTCAAGAAGATGCCAATGTCAGCCTTCAATTCATCTGGCAATTTGTCTTCATAAAGTCTGTCAAGAGTAGACATGCGTTTTGACTGAGCAAGCTCAAGCAGCGCATCTTCTGAGCTGTAGTTCTTATCAATCAAGCGCATGCGATTTAGTAGATCAATATACGCTTCTTGCGCCTGATTCTTGACTGACTCCATCTTGTCGCGGCTAACAATGTTGCCGCGTGAAACCTTGATCTGGTTAAGTGTGCGGAACTTTGGAGTTGCCACTGCGCGAAGATTGCCAACTCCATAATTAAAGTTCTCGCCACCAGCACCACCTTTCATTTCCTTCACAATGTTGTCAAGCGTTGCTGCTGCATAACGGCGGTTGCCGCTGTATGTGTAGCCCTTAAAAATGCGTTCCTTAACGCTCACGCCGTTGTCAGGCAACGACTCATCGAACTTGGCGAGCCAGTCCTGATACTCAGCATCGCGCTGCCCAACCAAGTTATTCAGCTCGCTGTTAAACTGCCAAGACTCTTTGAAGTCAGCTTTGTTTGGAAGCTCACCGCGCTGATCCAAGAACTTTGCTTTTAGCACGTCTGAATACTTGCGGTCGTTCCAGTTGTTGAGCAGCCGGTCAATCTCATAGTCACCACGAGGCAACTTCTCAGCAGCATCACTCAGCATGGTGCGAAGGGATTTTTCGCCTTTGGCGTCAATGCTGTAGTCAATGGTAGGGAAGCGCGGCGTGTATGCGTCAGATCTAAATACAGGGTTCTTCGCTGATGGTGTTGCCATCTCTTTTGGCGCAATCAGCGTAATCTCGCCAAAGTTCTCAAGCGGTGCGCCTACTTTAGAAATGGCAAGCGATGGCACTGGCAGGCCCCCTAACTTGTCAGCTTTTAGTAAATTTGCCGCCGTCAGATTGTGCTGCACAATTAGCTCATCACCCGGCTTAACACCCGGCACTCTATCAATAGCCAATTGCGGCGCGCTTTCAACAATATTCATCTGCAATGGGGTGCCAAGCGCATCCATGCTTTTGCTGATCATCTGACCAGCTTTAGGGCCAAGTTTCTTGGCGGTAGTTCGCGCAACTACACCTGCACTTTTACCAAGACCAACAGCATCCATTCCTAAAAACATAGTGTCAGCCAATTGCTCCTTGCGCCCGGTCTTGATCATTGGCACACTGGTCATCTCAGGCACTCTCATTGGCGCGTTGCCATAAGCCCACTCTTCAAGCTCTTCTGGCGACTTGCCCATAAGCAAATCACCCACACCCATACCACCCAACAGCGGCACAAATTGTTTGATCTCGTACTCGTTGGCCAGATCACGCACACCACGCACAAAGTCAGCCACGCCGCCCATGACGGGATTGCGCGGCGTTGGGCCAATGGTTGCCCCAGCGTCTGACACGGTTCCTGATGGGCCTGCAGCCAGCATCACATCGCCTTCTTGTCTGCCGGGCATGGTCTGCTCTGGCATGCCAACAAATACCTGCTCGCCGTGCGGTGTATTGAAATACATAGCTTGGCCATCGTCTGTGTCTTCAAGCGTGAACTCTGGGTCATCAAGCGTGGCTCGCTGCATCAACCCTTCGCGCACACCGGGCGTGCTGATGTATGCGTCAAAGTTGTAGATGTCATCAATCGTGGGTTGCTTGCTGATCATTTTGCGCCTTCAACTTGTGCTTTGTTTTTGCGGTAGTTTTCAATTGCATTACGGGCTGGAAGTACACTGCTTTCTTTGGCCCCTCTCTTTACAGCTTTTGCAATTGCTGCATCTACAGCAGGCTGATTATTTAAATCAACGCCAGATAATTCAGGCAATATTTGCTCTGCTGATTTTCTAGCTGTTTCAGCTACGCTTGAAAACGCGCCAGACATTCTGCTTTTTGCTTGTGCAGCAAGTTTTTGCCCATAGTCCAAAATTGCTTCATTGCTAGGTGGGCGACCAGTCTTGTCGAGAGTGGTAGAAAAATCGTAAAGCTGTTGTGTTAAATCGTTGCGTACTGATGTGGCCAGCTCTCTTGCTTTGGCATCAGCGAACTCAGGTGGCAACCCAGACTCCTGAATACCGACCTGTGAATTTATTCTCCTCACACCAGCATTGATTGAGTTGTTTGGATTGACCACCAACGCAATCAGTTTTTCTTTTGTCTCTTGGGTAAAAGGGCCACTGACAACTTCCGACACCGTGGCCGCTCCTATGGCAATACGGGCCTGCACCCTACCAAGCGCAATAAGGTTGTTTTGCACTTCAGCTGGTTTAGAAAAATCTGTTATAAAAGAACGGGCCGAGCTGATTAACGATGGAGATACAGGCAAACCATCAAGCTGCTGAAACAACGCATTCATTTCCGAAGGAGTCTTTGCCATGTAAATCTTGCGCAAGATGGTATTACCTTGCTGCTCAGACCCAGACAAACTATCGGCAATGCCCTGCTTGCGAGCAGATACAGCCGCACTAAAATTGTCACGCACGGCTTTCTTTTCAGCTTCTGTCATGCCTTGCCATACAGCTGAATATTTTCCGAGGTCGCCTTTTAGAATTCTTTCAACACCAACGCTTGGGTTGGCCATAAATTCTTCGGTCAAAACCAAGCTGGTGCCAACATTGATTTTTTCTTCGCTCACCATTTTTTCAAATTTGTCGCTGTATTCTTTTTGTATTCTTGCGTCACCCAGTGTTGCCGCTTTGTAAGCCGTGCTTGCGCGATGCACGGCAATAAGATCTTCAATTGATCTTGTTGGCTTTGTAAAGTCATCAGTTGTCATTGTTCCAACTTGATCTTTTACTGGCGACCAAAAACCTCTCTCAAGCTCGGCTCTTATGAGTTGTCTTTTGTTGTCAAAATCAAGATCGAATTCAATTAGCTTGAGTTGTTGCTGTTGCTCCGCTTGTTTTTCATATGCCTTATTCATCACCGTGTTGCCATGAGTCAACATAGTGGCGCGGAACTTGATCATTGCTTCTGGATCAATTTTTCCTAATTCAGACTTACTGTAGCCATTGATGACTGCGTCAATTTTGCTTTGCACTTTTTCTGGCGTAGTGCTGCCGGTGTTGATCTCAGACAATAATTTTGCCAGTTCATTGCGCCCTTCTTTTTCAAAATGGCTTGCAATTTCAATGCTTCTTGCTTTGGCCACAGCTTGCGCAAAATAGCCAAAAGATCTTGTTGTTGGGATTTTTAAATCTGGGGCCTCTCCTTTAGCAAGCAGCAGCTGCGCATCGCTTAATTGATTCTCACGCGCATATTGCAATCCCTCTTCAATACGCATTTGTTTTCCAACTTCCAGCGTACTCGCAGTCATGCGATCAATAATTTGGGCAAGCTGATTGGAGGCCTGCGCAGCCACACGCGGCCCAACGAAGTCAACCTGCTGTGGCTGAACCTGCACCATAGGCACATTACCGGCACCACGCAGCTGCATCTGTCCTGATTCCAATCGTTGTATGGCCATGTTTTATCCTGTCTTACCTTCGCTTGAAATTACTTTGTACGCTTCAACACCGCCTCTGGCCAATGTTGCGCCAGCAAGCATGCCGCCAGCTTTACGCGCAGTGGTACCTGCAAATTCAAATTGACCAGATTGGCTTCTTGCGCTGTACAAGCTCAAAGTGTTTTGTATGTCAGTGGACTGCAGCATGGCGCTGGCATCTTCAAAGCCCAGCACCTTGGCGGTCAACGCATTCAAGTCTGCGATGTTGACATCGCGCATGACAGCTTCCACGTTTTGGCCAATCACATTTTGGATTGACCCACTGCCAAGCGCCACGCCACTTGCAGCCGCCCTTGCACGCATTGACGCATTGGTGGCTCGCATGTTCTTGAGTAAGGTGTTGCCGGCAATCGTGTAGTTCTGCGCTTCAAGCTCGGCCTTCTTAACCGTGCGGCCAGCTTGGATGGTGGCGTACTGCTCGGAAAATTCTGCACGCACTTGAGACACAGCCAGCGTGTCACGGGCCTGCAGTAGGTAGCTTGTCTGCTGGTTTATCGCTGCGGCTTTTTGTGCCTCGGCTTCACCATAAGCGCTGATAAGAGCGCCTACTCCAACCATTTGTCCGGCAGTTGGAGAAAAGTCTTTACTCATCATGTAAGTAACAGCGCCGCCAGTCATTGATCTTGATGTGTCTACTGCCATGTTATGTTCCTGAGAAAACAGCCACTCGGTAGTCCAAGCCAAGCAGGTTCATCTTGACCGGCAAGTCTTGCTCCACCTCAATCGATTGCTCGCGGCTGTAGCCAAGCACGCCATTCACGCGCTTGATGCCGGTGAACTCTGGTATCGGGTCATCCAGCAGCGGGTTGTCAAACAGACGAAACGCCACAGGCTGGTCGTTGATGATCAGGTTTTGTGTCTCATTGACAACCGCGCTGATCTCCACAATACGCTTCTTGAATGACACCCGGCTGCCAGTCTGCAGCTTGACCTCGGCAGGCATGGTCTTGACGTAGACGGTGATTGGCAGGCCAACCTCATAGCTGGTCACTGACTCGCGGTCAAAGGTCACGGCCCCACCAGCACTTACTGTCTCATTGCCTTGTGGTGAGCCATCGCAGATCACGTTCAGTGACTTGCCAATATGAGGCAATCCGCTGCCGACACCGCCAGCAGAGGCACCAACAAAAGCACAGTCGGTGAAATACTCATAGCCAAAGAGCTCAATGAAGTACCTGTCAACGCTGTTGAACGTGCGCTTGGTCACCACATAGATGGCGTTCACATCCACGCCCACATCGATGTAAGAGCCATCTGTGATGAACTCAGATGGGCTGGTCACCTGCTGGCTGCGCATGATGCTGAACGCCGCCATGGTGCCATCATCTGTATTGGTCATCAATAGCAAGTCGGCTTCCTCTGTGCTTGATGCCTTGCGCAAAGCCACGCGCTGCGGCCCCTTGAGCAGGTGGCCAGACAGCAGCGAGATGCGCTGGGTGATGTAGGTCAGCTGCGTGTCGTTGAACACAAACTCATTGAGTGACTTGCCTTGGCGCTGGATGTAGATTGATCCAGACTCAACTGATTGCACGCGGGTGCCTGCCTTGATACCGTTGCGGCTCACGTTCTTGAATGTAAAGGTCAGCGGTGTGATTGGGTCGGTGCCCTGTTGTGGCACAAAGAACTCACCGCCAGAGGTAAACACTTGGAAGTCACGCGAGCTGATGATGTCAGTGATCACGTTCAAGTCGTTGGTGTCCAGCGTGGCCTCGACCGCGTCATCGTCCAGCGACTCGCTTGGCACAAAGTCAAAGAACAGGCCGATCTTGGATCCCCAGATAGTCGATGGCCGCGACTTGCTGCCACCAAAGTAAAGCCTGCCTTCATGGAAAGTCACAGTGCGTGGCCAGCCCTTGGTGCTTGACCACACATCCACATAGCCGTGCTCAAGCTCCCAGCGGCCTGCGTCAATGGTTGTTGTGTTGAAGAACGGGTACTCGGTCACCACCTCAACCACTGTGGCTGAGACATACCGCACAATCCTTGCGCGGCCCTGCGGCTGCACATTGATGTATTGGTTGACAGACAGGGCTGAGAACGTGGTTGTGGTATAGGTGCTTGTGCCGTCTGGCGTGACCGTCCATGCTTCCTCCACCGTGGCCACCTTGGTGGTGCCGTTGTAGTCCTCAATCAGCCGCGTTTGGCCAGAGCCTGTGCCGCCGGTGATGTTGACGTACATGCCGTTGTAGATGTCATCGGTCGCACTTGCGGTTGCCTTGAGCGTCACAGTCGTGCTGGTGCCTGCCTGCAATGTGCCAGAGTCATGGTGCGTTGTTGATGCCGTCAGCGTCACATTACCCGACACGGCAGACGGGGTCAGCGTTGATCCCGTGTTGGTGTGAAAGTCAATGTCGTAGGCGTACTTGGGTATTGAATCAAACGTGATTGATGTGGCCGTCCAAGCGGTGTCGCTGGTGCGAGTGATGCGCACTGGCTGCAGATCTGGATGCACTGCGATCAATGTGTCGGCAGACTGCGTCCAGCACATATCGTCAACGATAGAGCTGCCAATAGTGGTGGTCAGGTAGTTGTTGCCGGTGCCGTTGATGTTGGACTGCACCACGCCGTTCTTGACGACATACATGCGGTTGTGGGTAAAGCACAGCATGTAGCTGTCGTCCACAGAAAATTGGAACGACACCAAGCGCACGCCGTTGCCAGCTGACTCGGTGCCCGTGTGTGGCAGCGCAAAGATGTGCTTGCTGCCGGGTCTGCGGCGTAGGCCACCTTGGGGCTGGATCAGCACGTTGGTGGCCTTGGCCAGCGCATTGCCGTAAGCGGCCAAGTCAACCCGCGCACGCAGCAAGGGGTCAAGCTCGCCTGTCGCAAAGTTGGTGGTGAACTCTACAAAGCGTGGCATCAGTTCCTCACCGCAATCAAGCTGTAGTCTTCGATGATGCGCACTGGGTTGTTCTGGCCATCGATCTGCATGGCGGTGCGCATGTAGCCACCACGGCCATTTTCAGAGATGTCGCCAGTGGCCACGCGCTGCCACTTGGTGGCCTTGTCTTGCTGCTCGGTGATGGTTTCAGCAATGTGCCAAGCCACCATGTACTTGAGCAGCTGGACAAAGTATTGTGGCATCGCGTACTCAGGGACGCTGAATTGGTAGTCAATGTAGACGCTGGTCAGGTTGGTGAGCAGCTTGTCGCCTTGGATCTCCCAGTCCTTTTGCACTGGGCTGCCAGAGTTGGCGCTGTTGTACACAGCGCGGGGGTTGGCTAGTTTGTCGCCCGGCAGCTGGTATTCGTAGCGCCAGACAGTTGTTGGGGTGGTGATGAGCTGAGCCAGCTGCACCTTCTTCATGCCAAAGCTCCACGGGTACATAACCAAGGTGGAGTCGCGGATGTCTGGGTAGAGTCGGTCGCAAACGCTTGACTCATCAGTGCCGTCGTTAAAAGACGAAATAGCCTTGGCTCCAATCAAGAGCAAGGCATCAGAGCAGATCGATACACCAGTGTCACCAGCAGCCATTTGAACCTCTCAATGTGAGAAGGGCCAGCCTCCGAGAATCCCCAGAAGCTGGCCCAGTTGACTGACCACCAATTAGTCGGTGTCAGTTGCGCTCACGGTGGTGCCGTCAGCAATGTCAACCACACCAGCTGAAGACACGGCATTGACGTAAGTCAACACCAAGCTAGGGGTAGTGGAGTCATAGACAAAGATGATGTCACCGACCTTCAACAGCGATGCAATGCTGTCGAAGTAGCTCACGGTGTTAACCGTGGCTTGGGTATCTGCGGTTTTGTACAGATACATGCTGGGTGCGTTGCCAGATTTGGCAGCGCATACGGTCACAAGACCAGTGCTTGAAAATGCCATGTCAGTCTCCTAGATTAAGTTTCACGGCAGGTGATCTTGACGATACCTTCATCGTCAATGGCAACAGCGCCAGCACTGAAGACCTCGTTCACCAACCAAGAAGTCTTCTCGGCGATGTAGTTGATCTCGGTACGCATGGCGATACCTTCACCGTAGCCCACGGCATCCTTGTGGAATGCGTAGCAGGTGCGGTCAAGAGAGCCGTCAATTGGCAAGCCACCTTCAGAGCGGTCACCCAACACATGGAATGTGAATCCCAAGAAGGTGTTGAGCTCGCCTTGCACCAATGCTTTCACACTGTTGAAGTCGGAGCTGGTCACGCTGGTTTCGGACAACAAGTTGGCCAAACCATTGCCATGGATGATGATGTTGCGACCATCAGGCGGCACATTGTTTTTGTCCATTAAGCGCTTAGCTTCGCGCAGCTTGGCAATGTTCATGTTGGTATTTGCACCACCAATGCTGTTGGCAACGGTCAAGCTGGTGCTGGATGCATTGAGTGCGTCCAGAATCATTTGGTCTTGACGACGGCCCATAGCGCCAGCAACAACTTGCACCAATTCTTGGCGCTCATCGAAGTTGACCTTGGCTTGGCTGAAGATGTCGCTGTACTCTGCAGCGTTGTAGTCAGCCAATGTCAAAGTGACAGAGCTGAAGCCAACATTCAGAGGGGTGACATCGGATTGGGGTACGCGAATAGTCGCAACACCCTTGCCCACTTTGGGGAACTTGACAGTTGAACCTTCGACTCCACGACGCTGGCGAACCGCCGGAACCAACATTGCCTTACCTTGGTAGGCTTGTTTGACTTCCGCGTCGAAGAGAGTAACGAAGGCATTGCTTAAAGAAATGCTCATTGGGATACCTCATTCGGTTGTTGAAAAACAGGGTTCTCGCGCCGGTAAGCCTGATAGTCAGGGCCGAATGCTTGCTGGTATCGCCAGCCAATCGTCTGCATCTCGCAGTGGTCAGGGTCGGTTGCCCGGTAGGCCTTGGCCGGATTGTATGACTTTTTTGCCACAACGCAATAGGTAGGTTTGGGTGTTGCACAAAAAAGACCCAGCCGAAGCTGGGTCAAGGGCAACTGCTTGCCTTGGAGAGATTACTTAAAACTTGCTTGGAACATCTTCTCGACCTTGGTGCGGTAGCCGGGATCGGTCTTGTAGCGCGGATCGTTGACCATCTGGTAGAGCTCATCCTTGCTGGGTGCGCCCTCAAGCGGGGCGCTCTGGGTTGGCACTCTGCCCTCATAGGCTTCGCGCACCTTCATCAAAGCGGTGATGCCGCGAGCGGTGCCACCCATGATCTTGAACTCTTCAAAGTCATCCTTTGACCAGACACCCTTGTTGACCAAGCCGCGAGCCCAGTCCACCATGCCGTTGACGATTGCGCCACCATTGGGGCCCAGCTGCTTCATCTCGGCTGCCGGGTCAACCATGTCGCCTTGCATCAACTCACGCGCTTGGGTTTGCAGGTTGCCCACCAAGTCATCAAATGCAGCCTGCGACAGACCGTTTTCCTTGGCCCAGCCTGACAGGGTAGTGGCGATGGGGTTGGTTTCAGCTTCTTCGCCAAAGGCCTTGAGGTCGTACTTGCCGTCTGCTGGCGCTTTGTGCTTGCCTTGGCTGATTTGCTTGCGCAGATCCGACCAGCTCTTGGCAATGCCTTCTAGGTCGGGCTCGTTGGAGTCCTTCTTCCAGAAGTTTTCTGGCCAAAAGTCTGGCCGCTCTAGGGGATCATCATCGCCTGTTGGCGCTGAGCTGGTCGCCGCAGTTGTGTCAGATCGGTGGTCAATCTCTACGGCTTGGGGATTGGTCGGGGTGGTTTGGTCGCTCACTTGCACGTTGTCAAGTAGGCCGGTTCCACCGGGCTCGACGGTTGCTGTGTCTGTCATAGTTTCCTTGCTTGTTGAATCCGCACCTCAATGTCCCTCACCACCGTCCTTTGCCCTTCGGCAAAGAAGGCGTGTGAAGGGTCTGTGCCCGGCACGGCGATGGGCACATTCACATACATGAGCTGCAACCACTGCAGCAGCTTTTGGCCATCTTCAGAGCCAAACACCCGCAGCGTCAGCTTGGCCAGATCCTCGCGTTTTTGATCAACCTCGCGGATGTCGCTTGGCTGGCCAATGGCTTCTAGTTCTTCCCAGCTCATTTTTCTGGCATCTCCATCATTTCGTCTTCATCAGCAAATGGGGACATGCCAGACTTGATGCGCATCTTTGCGTGTTCATAGGCCTTGTCCATGATGGATGGCGGCATATTTGTGAAGAATGATTTGCTCTCCACATCTGTGCTCAATAAGTAATTCAGTTCTTTTTTGGTAAGGGTTGGGACAATCAAAGGTATTTCCAACTCCTTGCCGTCCATGCCAACGCCTACAGATATCTCTGTCGACACATCGCCATTGGATCTCTTTAGCTCGCCAAAGTAGCCCATACCTTTTTTCTCACCGCTTGGTCGGTTTCCATAATCCATCACATTGCTCCTTCTGGTGCGGGTAGGGCTTGCATGCCAGCACCAGCTTGGGCCTGCATGGCCATGGCTTGTGCGATAGCTTGCTGCTGTTGCTGATTTCTCATCTCTTCCATGAGCACGGCACGCTCGGCTGCGGTGTTGCGCACGGCTGCTGGCACGCCCAGCTTGTCGGCCAGATAGTCCACCAGCATGTCGGTCTTGATGGCCAACTGGCCGTCGGTGCCCAAGCTCTGGCTGATCTGCATGTATTGCATGATGGCGTTGACCTCTTCCATGTTTTGCGCCATGGCCAGCGGCGCCACTGGGGTGACCTTGACTTCCAAGCCATTGACCCGCAGCGGCATGTCGATCAAGCCACGCTCGTCCATCACTTCCAAGATCTTGGCGGTGACGGGGATCATGGTTTCGTTGATCAAGCGGCCAAAGGCAGAGCCAAGGTTCTGGGCCAACTCCTTCATGCGCTCGACGATCTCGGTGGCTGAACGGGCCGACATGTTGTCTGGCGGCAGCGACTCATCCAGCAAGATCCGCTTAATGCTTGCCGTCATGTCGTTGATCACCAGCTGGCTCACGTTGAAGTCGCCAGAGCGGGGCAGGGCCAGCAGGGCTGGGCCTTGTGAGCCGCCATTGCGAGCAACTGGAATGATGGCGCCCGGCACAATCTTGACCGTGTTGGGGTTGAGCACACCATCATCTGCAGCGGTGTAGACACCCGCCACGGCCAGCGATGCGTTCTTGAGCAGCAGCTCTTTGACCTTGTTGAGCGTCTTGATGTCGGGCAGGGCGGTCATCAATGGACCACGGCCATAGATCTCGCCAGCCACCTTCATATACCGGCTGATCACCCACGGGCTCATCTTGCGGCGGCGGTAGACAATCTCTGTCTTGGATACCTTGTCGATAACGTGGTAGCAGTAGTCGCCACGCTTGTGGTCGTAGATGGTGGCTTCCAGCAACTCAATGTCATCGGTCGGCTTGTTCTCAATGCGGCGCTGTAGATCGTCTGATATATCGGCATCTGGCCACTGGCGCTGGATAGACTCACCCTTCATGCGCATGCGGCGGTAGACGTTGTCCACCTGACCGTTTGCGCCT